AGTGCTTTATTTTGTGGTTTAGTAGATAGAAAGAATATGAAGATATATGTATTTGATGAAATGTATGAAAAAGGTTTATCAAATAGAGCTATATATGAAAACATATTAAAAATGGGCTATGCAAAAGAACATATAACAGCCGATAGTGCAGAACCTAAAAGTATAGATGAATTAAGGAATCTAGGACTTTATAGAGTGAGTGCAGCTAATAAAGGAAAAGATAGTATAAACAATGGTATTCAATACATACAAGATTTTGAAATAATCATTCATCCTAGATGTGTTAATTTCTTAACTGAAATATCTAATTACACTTGGGATAGTGATAAATTTGGCAATAAGTTAAATAAGCCAATAGATGATTTTAACCACTTATTAGATGCTTTTAGATATGCAATGGAAAGATTTAATAAGAGTAAATGGTTGTATTAGGAGGGATTATGAAAAAGGAAGAAAATAATATTGAAGAAAAAGTATTAATTTCGATGGAAGAATACAAGGAATTATTAGTTATTAAAGGAAAATACGAAGAATTAAAAAATACTAAAGAAATAATTAGATATATTCCAATTACATATAAAGAACATCAACCAACTATTACATGGACATATTATTAGAAAGTAGGTGAACTATGTTAAGTATTAATGAAATTAAATTATATTTAGACAAAGATAGAGTTAGTGCTAAAAAGAAAAATGCTAGAGTAGGGGAAAGATACTATAATGGCGATAACGATATTAGACATTATAGGATATTCTACATAGATAAAGATGGAGTTCCACAAGAAGATAAGACTAGAAGCAATATTAAAAAGCCTAGTAACTTCTTTAAAGAAAATGTTGATGAAACTGTTAATTACTTTTTAAGTGGTGATGATAGGATAGTTAGAAGTGATGATCCTACACTACAAAGTTATTTAGATGAATATTTCCTAGATGATTTTAAAGATGAATTTGCAGATTTATTAAGTTATACCATTAGACAAGGTAGAGCATGGTTATATGGTTATAAGAACAAAGAAGATAGATTAACATTTAGAGCTTGCGGAAATATCGAAGTAGTTCAAGTAGAAGCTAAATATGCAAGTGATAAACAAGACCATATTATCTATTACTATCCTGAATACGATATAACAGAAGATAAAGTTATAACTAAAATTCAAGTATGGGATAGAGATTATAGCACATATTACGAAGAACGAGATGGACAAATTAAAGTAGATACAGATTATGAAATTAATCCTAGACCTCATATAATTTATAATGATGAAAAAGGACTTAAAACATACGATACATTTGGTTTTATTCCGTTTTGGGATATTGAAAACAATAGGGAACATTCAAGTGATTTAAGAGCAATTAAAGAACATATTGATGATTATGATTTAATGAATTGTGGCCTATCAAATGATTTAGTTGATTTATCACAAGGCTTTTATGTAGTTAAAGGTTTTCATGGTGATAACATTGAAGAACTAATAATGAATGTTAAATCAAGAAAATTTGTAGGTGTAGATGATAGCGGAGATGTAGATGTTAAAACAGTTAATATTCCATACGAAGCTAGAAGAACACAAATGGAAATTGATGAAAAGAACATTTATAGATTTGGATTTGCTTTTAACTCTAATAATGTAGGAGATGGAAATATAACTAATATTGTTATCAAGTCAAGATATACATTACTAGATTTAAAATGCGAGGGACTAGAAAAAAGAGCTAAAAAGCTATTAAAGAAAATCATTGAACCAGTACTTGATGAAATCAATAAAATATATGGAACTGGTTATACTGATAAGAACGTATATTTCAAGTTTGAAAGAGAAATGATAGTTAATGATCTTGATGATTCGCAAATTAAATTGATACAAGCACAAGCGAAACAAACAAATATCAATACTATATTAAGTGTACAATCAATTTTAGGTAGAGAATTATTACAAGAACAAGTATGTATGGAACTTGAATTAGATTATGATGATATTAAAGATAAATTACCAAAAGAAGAAACAATTGATTTAAATGAAGCAAGTGAAACATTATTAAATAGTGAAGAAACTATTATAGAATAATGTAAAAATATGGTATAATATATGTGTGGCTAGGTGTGTACAACCGAAAGTAACAAGCCTTAGTTATTGCCACAAAAAATATTTTTAAGGCTATTATAGAAAGGCAATAATGGAAGTATGGAAAGATATACCCGAATGTAAAGGGTATCAAGCAAGTAACAAAGGGAAGATTAAAAGTCTTGCTAGAAGTGTATGGGGAGGGAAAGGGTATTATATAAAACCTGAAAAGATATTAAAACCTTCCATAGACAAAAAAGGATATGAATATATTAACTTGTGTATAAATGGCAAGGTACAAAGAGATATGGTTCATAGATATATAGCAAAAACATTTATACCTAATCCTAATAATTACCCTATCATTAATCACAAAGACGAAAACAAAACAAATAATTGTGTAGATAATTTAGAATGGTGTACTTATGAATATAATAATAATTATGGTACACATAAAGGAATTAATAAAAAGAAAATCATTCAATTAAGTAAAAATGATGAAAAAATAAAACAATGGGATAGCATACAAGAAGCAAGTGAACTTTTAAATATTCCTAGAAACAATATTTATTGTGTATTGTGTGGAAAAAGAAAAAGTGCTGGTGGCTATCATTGGAAGTATAAAGACTGAATAAGTCTTTTTTTATTGGAGGTGATTAACATAAATAAGTATGAAAAGGAAGTTGAACAGGCTTTATTGAATAACGAAAAAGATGTATTAAAACAACTTGAAAATACTTATATTAAAGCACTTGCCGATATTAAAGGTAGAATAAGAATTTTACAATCGAGGGAAGAAACACAATCAACTATATACCAGCTTAATTACCAAAAAGCACTTGAAAAACAAGTTAATGCAATTATAAGTGTATTGCAACAAGACAATGTAGTTAATATTCAATCATTCCTTAATGCTTGTTATGAAACTGGTTATATTGGAATACAGTATGAATTAATGCAACAAGGAGTGCCTGTAATAACTGCTATCAATCAAACAGAAGTAGCAAGTTCACTATTTAAGAAAACTGCTAAAATGACATTTGCAGATAGATTAAATGTGAATATGAAAGACTTTAAACAAAAGGTAAAAGATACAATCACTAGAGGTATAGCAAGTGCAAGTACATATAAAGATATTGCTAATCAATTATCTATCGTAACAGGTGAGAGCATAAATAAATCTTATCGAATAGCACGAACCGAAGGACACCGAATAACAGCAGAAGCAAAACTAAATTCTATGAAGAAAGCAAAACAACAAGGTGCAGATGTAGTTAAACAATGGGATGCAACATTAGATGGAAAGACTAGAAAGAACCATAGGAAATTAGATGGCGAATGGGTGGAAGTTGATGAATATTTTAATGTTGGTGGAAGAAAAGTTAAAGCACCTGGCAAGTTTGGTAGAGCGGAAGAAGATATTAATTGTAGGTGTATCTTATTAACTAGGCCTAGATGGGCAGTAGATAAGCGAAGGGTTAAAAGTGCAAAGATAAAAGATGAGTATGGAAAAGAAGTTGAAAAGCTAATTGAAGTTAAGAATTATGAGGATTATAAAAAAGGCTATTACAAGATATTAGAAGATGATCCTGATATAGAAGAAGTAATTAAGAAAGCTAATAAAAGAATGGCAAACAATAAATAAGTTTACACTTTTAGTGTCAATCCCCTACCCTATTAAAAATACCCCTAAAAAATAGGGAAGGGCTTTAAAACCTAGTAAAATCAAGGGTTTTAGAGCGGAGTAGGGGAGGTGTAAGTAATAGAAAGGAGTGAAGAAATGGTTAAGTGTTTGTGTAAAGAAAATGTAAAGGATAAGTACACTAATGAAGATTATATAGCAGGTAATGAATATGAATTTACAGAAGAAAGAGCAGCGGAAGTAACTAATAGTAAGTACTTTGAATATGCAAAAGTAAAAAAAGAAACAACTGAAAAGAAAACCAAAAGAGTTAAGAAAAGTACTAAGTAATTAGTGCTTTTTTTATATATGTGAGAAGTAACACGTATAAAACATTCAATATCTAAAAAATCATAGGGAAGAAAAACCCGTATAAAATCGTAGGAGGAAAAAGATATTTATGCAAAGAGATTTTTTAAAAGGTTTATTTAATAAACTTGAAAATGTTGATGAATCAGTAATGAAAGAAATTATTGATGCCATCATGGATGAGAATGGGAAAGGTATTAATGAAAGTAAATCTAAGATTGATGATTTAACTAGTCAATTAGGATTAGCAACAAAAGAAAAAGATGAAGCTAATAAACTAATTGAAGAACTTAAAAAATCTAATCAAGGTAATGAAGAATTACAAGGCAAGATTGGTACTTATGAAACTCAACTAAATCAATTGAAAGCAGAAAACGAACAATTAAAATTAGATAATGCTATCAAAGTTGAATTACTAAGTGCTAAAGCTAAAGGTGATGATTTAGATTATTTAATGTTTAAGATCAAACAAAATAACGATAAATTATCATTGACTGAAAACGGAGAATTAAAAGGATTTGATGTAGAAGAAATTAAAACAACATATCCTAGTAATTTTGAAGTTGAAACTAAAAAGGTGGTAGATGTAAACAACCTTCCTAAAATTGATAGTAATGAAAATACAATTACTAAAGAACAATTTGAAAAAATGGGATATAAAGAGAAGAATAAACTATTTAATGAAAATCCTGATGTTTACAAAGAATTAAATAAAAAATAAGAAAGAGAGTGAATTAAATTATGGCATTAGAAACTAATGGAACAAAATTAGCACAATTAATTAATCCTGAAGTAATGGCAGATATGATTAGTGCAAAAGTAGATAAGAAAGTAAGAGTACTTCCTTATGCAAAAGTTGATACAACTTTACAAGGACAAGCAGGAGATACAGTAAGTATTCCTAAATATGGTTATATTGGAGAAGCAGTTGATGTAGCTGAAGGTGAAGATATTCCAGTTCGTCAAATGAGCGTATCAAGTGAACAACATACAATTAAGAAAGCTGGTGTAGGTGGAGTTCTAACTGATGAAGCAGTATTATCAGGTTATGGTAATCCAGTAGGAGAATTAACTAACCAAATGGCTTTATCAATCGCTGGTAAATGCGATACTGATGGTTATGAAGAATTAGTAACAGCTACAACAGCTTATACTGCAACAGGTGCTATTTCTTATAAAGAAGTAGTAAATGCAATTGATTTATTTGAAGAAGAAACAAATACTGAAAAAGTTATGTTTATTCATCCAAAACAAGTAACTCAATTAAGATTAGATGAAAACTTCATTGATAAATCAAAATACGGAAATGAAGTTATGTTAGACGGAGAAATTGGTATGATCGCTAATGCACGTATTGTTGCTTCTAAGAAAGTAAGAGTAGCAGATGGAGCATACTTAAATCCAATTGTTAAATTAGAAGAAGATACTGAAACAGAAGATGCTTCACCAGCATTAACTATTTTCTTAAAACGTGATACTAATGTAGAAACTGATAGAATTGCTAGAAATCGTACTACTGAAATCACTGGCGATAAAATGTATGTAGTAGCTTTAACTAATGAAACAAAAGTTATTGTTGCTAAAATGAAAGAAACTGCAACAGTTTAGTTAATGAGAGAGGTTTTAATACCTCTCTTTAATTTTTAAAAGAGAGGTGAAACTATGCTAATAAGTGCAGGCGATTTAAAAGATAGATATACAAAGTTTGAAGATATTGATGATGATTTAATAACTAGAAGGTTAAGTGTAATCGAAAACACTATAAGAAAATATACAAACAATAATTTTCAAAATAGATTAGTTAGATTTAGTGCTAGTGTAGAAGGTGGAGTTATAAAGGGAACAAGTCCTTATTTAAAACAATTAGATACTATTGAAATAAGTGATGGTGTTAATAAAGGCTTATATACAGTTATAAACCTTGATGATGGAGTTAAAACCATAGAACCTTTATATGATTATCCTGAACAACTAATAACAAAAATAGAGTATCCTATTGATGTTATAGAGGGTGCTATTGATATATTAGATTGGGAACTTATCAAAGAAGGTAAAGAAATATCTAATATAGCAAGTGAAAGCATTTCTAGGCACAATGTTAGTTATGTACAAAGAACAAAAGATAATACTATAAGCGGTTATCCTATCGAACTATTTAATTTTTGCGATGAATATAAGAAGGCTAGATTTTAATGAAAAAAATAGGTGGGAATACTGATTTAGTTCTTAAAGTTAAAAGTCAAGTTAAAAATGAAATAGGCGAAGAAGTAACAACATGGGTAGATTATAAAACTATTCATGGCTTTTTAGATTTTATGAGTGAATCAACTGGTAGAGCTAACTTTAACTCTAAGATAGTAGAAAGTACTCATGTTTTTGTATGTGATTATATAAAGATTGATAAGAGCATAACCGAATTAATGGCATATCATAATAATAAACAATACGAGATAACTTATATTGATAATCCAATGGGATTAAATTATCATTTAGAGATTTTTCTAAACTATATAGGTGATTAATATGGCAAAGAAAAAAGCGGGTGTTATTGGCGAAGAAATAATATTTGAAGATTTTACTGGTGAAATAACCAAAGAAATAGAAAATATTATTCTTATTTGGTTAGAAGAAAGTGCTTCTGAATTAGAAAGCCAAACTAAAACCAGAACTGGAACAGGAGCATATTATAGAGAAATAGCTGATAGTTGGAAACATACAATTGATAAATCTAAATATGAAGCTATTATAGGTAGTCATTTAGAAAATGCTTTATGGGTTGAATATGGAACTGGTGAATATGCTTTAAATGGCGATGGCCGAAAAGATTGGTGGGTGTTTATTGAAGGTAGTAGTGGTATAAGCGATAATGAAAGTAAACACTATAAAACCAAAGAAGAAGCAAAAAGAACAGTTGCTTATTTAAGATCAAAAGGTATTCCAGC